TTTGAATGTCACTGAACCACCTGCTTCGACCTCGATGTTCCGCAGGAAATCATCATCAATCAGGTTTGAAATATCGGTGACGATTGGGCTTTCCAATTCGTAATACAGAATTACACCCTGCATAGCCTGTTTGAATGCGGCGGCGTCGGTGTAGGCGGTGTCTTTGACCTGAATCTGTGAAACTGCGGTACTATCGCCGTCTAGTGTAATTGTTTTATCAATAAATACATTCTGATTTCTAGCAACTGCCATATATTTACTGCACAATATATTATGAACGGTTGCTCCAAACGCACCCAAACGCTTAAACTTGCCAGGATCTACAAATCCATAGAAATGTTCTCCGACAATGGAAGTCGAATTAATTGCCCAATTCAGCGTCCCCAAATCAACGCTGCTCACGCACTGAACGTATCGTTTATTCTCATAATCAACGTAGTTTCGTGCCGTTCCTGCCGACCAGCCGTAGCCAGGCAGTGCCTTGATAGCTTCGGGTATTTGGTAAACGTTGCTGTGGTAGGGGGCGTAGGCGGTGGGGGTGTCGCCTAGTTCGACTTGGATATCATATCTTGATAGTAATTTGGCTAATGCTTCGTCTGTCTTAGGATATATAAATACATCTCTACATAATGTGATTTTGCCATGAACGCTGGAAAGGTTACTATTGTTACTATTCAAACCAGAACTACTTAATATCCAGTTAAATTCTGTAACACCGCCATCCAATTCACCGACATCATTAGCAAATCCAATAGATATTCCAGATACATCTACGCTTGTGTCTTTATCTATCAAACTCATAACTGCCTTTTTTCCGTCAGGGATGGCATCTGATATATACCGATAGGACATGCTAAATTTTGCAGAATTAAAATCCAGCAAATTCTTCCCCTGCTCCACAACGCTCTCCGTGCCTGTGCTGACTATTTCACCGTCAATGACCTCAGAATGACCACCTATTGACTTCACGCTCATCAACTTCGCCCCAGTCGGCACAGTCTTCTGATATGCCGTTTCGCTGTCAGTTTCAAACTGGTGCGTGATACCCTGACCGATGGAATACAGTGCATTTACACGTCTTGTCAATTCTTTATCCGTCAGCTTTATACGTCCTATTTCAGCTGTATTTTCAGCTATCTTACTGACTGCCGTCACGTAGTCCTCAGGCAGACTGTCAGCCACCGCCTGCGCTGTCTGTGCGGCAGTTTCAGCGGCTTTGCGGTCTGTGGCAACCTGTGCGGCTATCTTTTCCATTTCCGCTTTATCGTATAAAATCACCGTTTTATCATCAGTGATATATACAATTGTGCCGTCTTTTATAGTGGATTTATCAACGGCTTCCCACTCGGCTTTTGTGCCAATCCACTTTTCGCTTTCAACCTTGTTGCCTAATTCAGTGACAGACTTTTTAGCATTAGCCGCCATACCTCTAGCAATAATATCTGTAGCCATAAATCCACCTCCTTAATATGTTATAGTTCCCCAAATTTTGTTTACACCCTTAACGTTTTTAACAGTTACACTATAGTAACCACTCACATCTCCTGCATAAACATTTTCTGTTGTAATCGTATCAACTGTTGAGAAGTCACTTAAATCAACCATCATAAGCACTTCCTCTGCACCATTCTGAGTCAGTTTTCCTACAACCTGAAAACTGCCAGTTCCCGAAGCCTGTACTTTGAAATCAGCACCAATGCCAACTTTCAGCTCAAAAGCTTTTCCATTTTCGTACAGGTTTCCGTTTGTAGCACAATACGCCATAAATCATCTTCCTTTCGTATAAATAAAATATAACAAGGGCGAAGCTGTGTTACCTCGCCCTTTAAAAACAAAAACAATTAGTATTACTTAATAGCACTTGCAAGCTTCTTGATAAACTTCTCACCTGCAACACTATTCTGCTTATAACCCCACTTTTTCAGCAGAGCATTAACAGCCTTTTCAGTACCCTCGCCAAATATACTATTTTCGTCAAGTGTGACGTTGTGAAGTTTTCTTGCCTTGGCTATGATGAGCATTTCTTTTAGAGCAAGAACACCACTGGTCTTATCACCCTTTTTATAACCAGACTTTTCGAGTATCGAAAGTTCATTGTTTTTTTGCTTTTTAAAACCATTAAGACCCTTTTTCTTTATAATTGCGGTAAAATCTTTATAGGCATAATTGCAATCACAGTTTCCATTTACACCTGAAACCGAGCCTTTACTTGTGTACTGCCACATACCATAGCTACCACCGTATGAAGGCTTTGACTTGTCAAATTCAGCAAGCCATACACAATATTTGTTTTTACAATCACTAGGAACTTTACTGTTAAGAAAAGCAGCATAGCTATAAAGCATTACATAATAATTTTTCTTTTCACAATAACCGCAAAAAGCATTAATTATACTACCTATAGTAGAAGCCGATAAATCGCACTGTGTACTATCTTCTATATCAAAAGCAATAGGCATTTCAAAAGTTTTACCCTTGATTGCTTCAAGAAACACCTTGGCTTCTAATTCGGCATCTGCTGATGTTAGAGCATATGAATACCAATAAGCACCAACTTTAAGTCCTGCTGATTTTGCCTTTTTGTAATTGGTTTCAAAACATTCGTCTTTCTGACCGATACATTTGCCGTAGCCTGCGTTTATCATAACAAAGTCATATCCTGCCCTTTTTACTTTGTTAAAATCTACATTAGTACCCTGCCAATGAGAAACATCTATACCTTTTATTGTTGTTGCCATAAAAATTACTTCCTTTCCAATTAATCTTCCTTTACAGGTAGTTTATTTAATTCGTCTACACAATTATGTACAAAACTATTGCCACCAATAGATGAATAGCTTTCGTATAGTCTTGCAAGATTTTCTTTTTCGTATAGTGAAATACTATTTTCTTTCATTCTTGAATTATAAATCGCTAAAATAGAATTTCTCAACGTAGCCTGCAAAGCCAAACTTTGTTTTTGTAACTCAGTTTCCATGCTTTGGTTCTGTTCTACCTGTCTTTCCACTAATGCTGTTAATTTATCTATTTTTTTATTTAGATTATCTTTGCCACTTGTTTTTGAAATCCACTCTACAAATCTATTCCTGATTGGTTTAACAATAATTGTTATCAGTGCCAAAATGGTTGTAATACTTCCACAGTAGGTAGCAATTTCCTTAACCGTGCTCATAATTACTCACCGCCATTCTTAACCTCGTCAATAAAATCTGTGAGTGATTTATAATTCATATCCTTAACAGCACTTTCAAGCAAGATGACAAGCTCTACATCGGAAATCTTAATACCCTTTTCTTCAAGCAGGGCAAGCATGGTTTCTTTAGCCTTTTCAAGCTTTTCTGTGCCGTGAACGTCTTTATAAATCTGTTCTATGTACTTAACCGTTGTAGCCGCCACATCTTTCTTAATGCTGTCATTTGCGATTTTTGTATACTTCGATTTTACAAAACCGACAATAGCCGTCATAACCGCTGTTAAAATTACAGGCAAATACTCTGTAATCATCTGAGTAATAATCTCTTTCATAACTTTTCCTCCAATAATAAAAGAGGGTTGTTAGCCCTCTTTCTATTTAAGTATTATTTTTATATGTGTTTCATCAATACGTTTGATAACCCTATAACCACTATCTGACTTGGTTGCCACGCCATTCACACTAGCCGTACAATATCCGTTGACCTCGCACGTTCCGTCATCTTGAACTACTAACTGTCCTAACAAGCCAACTTTGCTATACTCTTTTCTAGCCCCACGAGGAACATATTCAAGCGTATCGTTATAGTTTTTACTGACTATAGGATTGTGTGACTCATCATAAATCAACCGTCCATAAACATCTGTTTTATACTTATCATGCCAATCTAATTCAGCAGAGTTACCAACAATAGACGGATTAGCTGATATGACGCCGAGTATATAATCGTCTTTATTTGCAAGCTTGATTTTATCACCGTCAAGCGTAACGAATAATCCGATCCTATCTTGATTGTCAACATTTCCGTCAAGCCATTCAAAATATTCGGCATAGTCAGCACCATTAGTTTTGTACGCACCGCCAGCATAAACATTGCCTGAAAAGTCCACTTGCATTGCAGAATTTTGAGTTAGAGTACCATCTTCTTCCTGACCGTTTCCTATATTAAATAGTATACTTGCATTTTCCGAGCTTTTATAAATTGATTTTGCATTGATACCTATAACGGTTTGGTAATCTGCCGAGGCGTGATTCCATGTACCTGCGACAAGACATCCATCATAATTAAGAACATCATTGTGCTCTCCAAACACGGCGTTATATTTTGCCATTTGGTCTTTAGTTTTGTCACCCTTAACAATATTGTATATACCAACTACAATACTATCAGCTACACCCTCTAGTATATTATTTACGCCACTAACATATGTATCACGAGAATTGGAAATAGTATTTTTTGTACCGCTACACTCAACCGCCACACTATATTCAGACGTATTCCACGTACCACTGATGTGATTAGAAATACCACCAACGCTAGTATTATTAAAACCTGTTAAGGAATTTAAACTGCTATTTTCACGAAGATAGGGTATATTGCGAGTTTTCATTTCTGAAAAATCAATATAATTATTGCTGTCATAACTATATTCGTAGCAGTGGTTTGCTTGACCTTCAACATGGTTATAATCACCATGAGCAATATTTTCGAGATAAATAGTAATCTTTTTTGTTCCATCAGGGGTTATAGTATACCAATAAGAATTGCCATAATAATTAAACTTTTCCGAAATGTGATGATGACCATTACT